GAAAGCCGGATATACAGTGCGATCACATATTCCTCATTTTTATTCTGTGTCATTATGCTGTACTTTCTCCCTTCTTTTTTCTGCAAGATCCGTCAGTTGTTTCAGTTCATCCTCGAATCTGAACACAATTTTCAGACCACCTCCGGTATGTACTCTGATATCAGCTATGAATGCCTCCACTATTTCTCTGGTTAAAGTCGGAAATTCCGCATATTTTCTAACCAGATCGGAGAGTGTATCATTCAGTCTGTAATTCTCCGCATAAGAATCCTGCTCGGTGATCATCCGGTCAATTTCTTCCCGAAGTCTGTCAGCTTCCTCTGAGTAATGCTTTCTCATGGCAAGATACTCTGATTCATCCAGAATGCCGTCGCGATAATCTTCATAGATACCCGTGTTCATCCGTTCATAGCGTGCCGCCTGCCTCTGCATTTCCCGAATTTGATTTTTCAATGACGCAACCGCCTGTCGCATCTCTGCTTTCTGGTTCAACGTCTCAATCACCTTTTCCGTATCCATAAGCAGACTGATATGATATCGGATTGCTTCCGCCACCGTCTGGTCGAGCTGCGTTTTTCGAATACTTCTGGGCGGGCAAGAATAATTCTTCATGCTTTTTCTTCGGCAGCACTGATATACAGCAAACCGACTCTTTTCACCTGATTTTAAGGTGGTCACAAATTTTGACATCTTCATCGCGCCGCCGCAGTCTGAACAGTGAATCAGCCCGCGGAACAGATTTTCAGGCTGATAGTCATTATTAATTCCTGTTCTGTCAAAAAATTCTTTTCTGCTTTCCTCCTGCTTTTCCTGCACAAGATCAAAAAGTTTACGGTCAATAATGGGTTCATGAGTATTCTCAACTTCTTTCCACTGTTCTTCCGGCAGACGGTGTCTGGTGATTCCTTTCGCAAACAAACTCTGTTCTTTTCCATAGACCAGATTTCCAAGATACATTCTGTTCGTCAGCAGCCGTTTTACATTTGTCCGATTCCAATATGAATTCTGAAAAGATTTTTCCTTAGAGATTCCTTTCAATAAAAGATAGGCAGCCGGTGACGGGATACCCTCTTGATTCAACTGCGCAGCAATTCCACTCATCGACATACCATCTGCACACATTTGGAAAATCCGTTTGACGATATCTTTTGTCTCTTCATCTATAATCAGATGATTCTTGTCCGCCGGATCTTTCAGATATCCGTACGGTGCATATTTCCCGGTAAATTTTCCCTGTTTCTTTCTGGTTTCCAGAGCTGTTGATACTTTCACAGATATATCTTTTGCATATCCTTCATTAATGATATTTTTCAGTGGTATAATCAGCGATTCATCGGCGCTGTTCGGTGCGGTACTGTCATATCCATCATTGATGGAGATGAATCTCACTTTAAAAAACGGAAATATCTGTTCCAGATAGTTTCCGGCTTCCAGATAATTTCTCCCCAAGCGGGATAAATCTTTCACCACGATACAATTTATCCTGCCGTCCCTCATATCCTGCATCATTTCATCAAATGCCGGACGGTCAAAGCACGTTCCCGAAAATCCGTTGTCTATATATTCCCTGTACAGATTCAATTCCGGATGGCTTCCAATATAATCCAGAACAAGCATCTCCTGATTCTGGAGACTGTATCCGTCCTTTTTTCCGCTGTCTTCTGCCGACAATCTGATATAGGCAGCCGTCTGGTAAATGTCCCCCCGATGATTCTTTGTTTCATCCTGACCAAGTGCACAGCTCCCCTGATTTCCGATTATTGCATCCGCATTTAATCTTTTCTTTCGTGCCATTATATAACCTCCTGCTGTCTGGTACTTTCTATCATTTCTTTTGCCTGTCTGAAAGAATCCTCGAAATTGAAAATAATTTTGATTCTCCTGTCCTCGTAGATCAGAATCCGGTTGATTGCGATTGCCGCAGCAAACCGCGTCAATTCTTCCAGTTTTCCAAATGATTTATAATACTCCAGCCATTTAAAGCAGTCGGAACTATCCTGCTCTAATTCGGCAATCTGTCTGTTCAGATCTTCTATCGTGCTCCGTGCTTCCTCCAGTCTGTGATCAAACTCCTGCTTCAGCTTTATATATTCCTGCCTGTCCAGAAGTTCATCCTTAAAGTCTTCATATGCACCGATCTTCAATCGTTCTGTACGGGCAAGCTCTTCTTTCTTTTTGATAATACGATCTCTTAATTTTCGGATCAGAAGCTGCGAGGATGGTGCGTCAGCGATTTCCTGAAGAACTCTCTCTGTATCCAATACATTTTCTATATGAAGATTTACAGACTGAAAAACTGCATCCATCAGTTCTTTTTCATTGATTCTATGCCATGAGCATTTACTCCCATGGCACTTTCCATTACAGACAAAATAACTGTAAGTCTGCCTTTTATCGTTTTTTCCTTTATAAACAGCCGTTTTTTTCACCATTGGCTGTCCGCAGTCGCCGCAAAATACCAGTCCCGCAAGTGCAAACACGGTCTTTTCATCCGGTGATGTACGGGTATCTCTCTCTAAAAGTGTCTGAACGATATCGAACAGATATCTGTCAATCAGCGCCGGATGTGCATCCTCGATCCTGATCCAGTCTTTTTCCTCAACTGCCTGTCTGGTTTTCACCTTATGATTCGGAGTCGTCTGCTTCCCCTGAACCAATACACCGGTATAGATCTCATTTGACAGGATTCTGGAGACAGCTTTTGCGCTCCATAATGCTTTCGGATTTATCTTAAAAGCAGTAGAAAATCGAATCCCGAGACTGCGCTTATACTCCATCGGCGAAAGAATCCCCTCCTTGTTCAGTACATCTGCGATCCTGTTCTGGCTGAATCCGTTTATTTTCATTCTGAAAATATCCTGTACGATCTGACCGGCGTATGTATCTATAATAAGACGGTTTTTATTCTGCGGATCTTTCAGGTATCCATAGCAGGCAAATGCTCCGACAAATTCACCGTTCTTCCTTTTCACATTCAGATGACTCCTGATCTTTACAGACAGATCCCTGCAGTAAGAGTCGTTGATGAGGTTCTTAAATGGCATGACAATATCATG